CGGCATACCGCCAGCGGTGAACACCTTCTGCATCACGTCGAGCAGGATGGTTTCGGTGAAGGCGCGGTTACCCGCGTTGCTGTTGGTCGTCGCAGCAGCGATCTGGTTCTGCGCCGAAGTCAGCTGACGGGCGGTGTTGCCGTTACCGGCAGTGCCGGCCTGACCAGCGCCAACCATCGCGTGTTCGATGTCGCGCTTCAGCTCCTTGCCCTTCTTGGCAACGAGACGAGCAAGCTCGTCAGCGCGGCCATACAGACCGATGGCCTGCGAAGTGCCAGAGACTTCCACGACCTTCTTGAAGATCTGCGTGTTGGCAGTCTTGATGGTCGTGTCGGTAGCGGCAGCGGTGCCAGCCACAGCGCCTTCTACCACCGCGTTGGCGGCGGCGGCGTCCAGCTTGTCCTGCTGCCACTGGTGGACAGTGGCCTTGGCCTTGGTGGTGCCGATGGACGACAGGAACGGAGTATCGGTCGGCGAGATGTCATAGATGATGTCTTCGACATCTTCCTTCTTACCGACCAGGTCATAGGTCTTTGCGACCCCAGAAATAGCAGCCATGTTTTGTTACCTCAAGCGATTGGCCAAGAGTGCAACTGCATCATCAACCTTCCCCGTCGCACGAAGCCGCTCGCGCTGCTTCTGGTTCTGCTTACGGTTGTGGACGATCTTTGCTTCAGAAGCCTTCTTGTCAGACAAAGTACGGGTAGGCGCCACCTTGACAGTCTTCTCGGTAGCAACCTTGCGACCCCTGTCGTACTGCATGGCCTTCCAGATGGACCGGATCGCGCGGTGGTCAGCGATGTTGTTGAACTCATCCGGCTTAAAGCCCAGTTCCTTCTGGGCGTACTCACCGATCTGAGCGTACAACTCGTTGTTCCAGCCAGGGATGGAGCCTTTGAGGGCCGCCACTGATTCCTTGGCTTGCGCCTTCAGCGCAGCTTCCTGCGCCTGCTTGGTCCGCTGCACGAAGTCCTCGGTCTGATGACGGATGCCATCAAAAAGCTGCCGGGATTGTTCGTACGCCTGCTTCGCCACACGGTATTGGTCAGGGTTTTCCACCGCTGCGCGCTCCCAATCAACGCCTTCAAAGCGTTGGATGTCGGCGCCCACGGCGGTCAGGATGCTGTTCAGCGAGGAGGCGAAGTACTGCCGTTCTTCTTCGGCGGCCTTGCGCTGTTCCGCGACTGCCTGCGTCTTCCTGGTGTAGTCGGATTGACGGAGGTATCCGAGTTTGACCTCTTCAAGCGTCAGCTGCTCTCCGTCGATCTCGATAAGCTGTTCGGGCTTATCTCCATCGTCGTCGCCATCTGACTCCTCTTCGGTATCGGCTTCGCCCTCTTCGTCCTCGGTCTGGCCATCTTCGGCTTCCTCGGACTCTTCGGTATCGGCTTCAACCTCGTCCTCGTCTACTGCGTCGCCCTCGTCGGGCTGATCATCGGCTTCGGGTTCCAGTGTGTCCGACGACTCGGGGCTGGAAAGGACCGCGGCCAAACGCTCTTCTACGCTCGGTGCAGAGTCCACTGGGGTTTGCTCTGTCAACTCAAGTCTCCTATCTAAATCAATCGTCGCCCTCGTTCAACACCAAATGGTTGACACGCGATGCGATATTGTTGACGAACATCTGCGCTGCGCGATGCAGATGGTAAAGGGTTTCACGCTCTTCCCTCGCGCTGGGGTCAGTCATGAACAGTTGCTTCTCGATGTCGGCCATGAGGCCAGCGAAGGCATCGTTGAACGCATCGTTTTTCAGGAGCTGGGCGGCCTGCTCGGCCTTGTGCCGTGCGTCACTGACGTACTCGAGGTCGACGGTCACTTGCGCTTCCTCCCCTTGGGCGTCGGCGCGAAGTCAATGTCGAGGTCGACGAAGCCGATCAGGCCGTCAGCGACCGTGTCGATCTCTACTGCCTTCTTCTCCTCGGCCCGCTTCTCGATCACTTCCTGAGTGATCTCGCGCTCGCGCCGCACACCGTTGACGGTCGGCGAGTACTTCATGGAGGTGTACTCCTTGAGCATCGTCCGGTACTGCTCGCGCTTCACGGTCGCCAGATCCTGGCTCCGCTTCTTCCGCTGAAACGCGGCCACTGCCTTGTCAAAGTCCATTGTCAGTCCTTCCTTTCCATCGCCATGCGCTGGTTTTCGGCCTGTATGGTTTCGACCTTCATGCGGTGGCGCAGCTCCATCGCGTGGAGCGCCGTGTCAGTGTCGAACTTCTCGGCCTCGTCGCCAGTCTTCTGGGCCTTCAGGATGAAGTCGTTCTTGGCCACCTGGATGTCGAGCAGCAGGCGGTCTTCGTCGATCTGGAGCTTGGCGGCGTCGATCTGGCCCTTCTGCTCGTCGACCACGACCTTGCGCTCTTCCAGCTCGATCTTCTTCATCTCGAACTGCTGCGCCATCTGCTCGCGCTGCTTGGCCATCTGCTGTTGTTGCTGCTGGCCCTGCTGGTACTCTGGCGACATCGGCGACAAGAGGTACTTGTCGGCGCCCTTCAGGCCCATAAGGTCCATCGCGCGGGCCAGCAGCGCGTACCGCTGCGGCACCTGATACATCCCGCCGAGGGTCGGATCCTGCGGGTTCGCGGTCCACATCTGGTCGAGCATCGTCAGGGTGCGCGCCTCGGCCGCACGGGCGTCGGGGGTGAGCGCCACGGCCACTTCCATCTCGGTGCGGTCGTAGAGTTCGCGCGGGTCGATCTGGACGAACTGGCCTTCCAGCTGGATCATCTTCGGCTGGGTGTCGTTCTCAATCGACAGCCGGTACAGGTCGTACATCAGCGGCTTCAGGAAACACTCGGCGAAGTTGCGCGCCATCACCATCGTGCGGCGGTTGCTGGCGTTCATGTACCGGGTGACCAGGTCGCTGCTGTTCTGCTTGCTGATCACATCGGAGTCGAGGCCCTTCGACATCCGGCTGGAGCCGCTGCGCTGCTCCTTCTCCTGCTCCATCAGCTCCATCGTCGTGAAGACGTTCGGGCTGATCTGCGGCACGTTCAGCGGCTGGACGACCGAAGCCGGGTCCATCGCGTTCACGTCGATCACCGCGCCCAGTTTGTTGTCGATCAGGTCACGCGGGTTCCGCACCAGCGACAGGTTGGCCACCCAACGAGACGTGTTCGTGAGGAACGCATTGTCGATGACGCTGCGCTTCAGCGACGACTGGCTCTTCTGGATGTCGACCAGAACGTCGGCCAGCGAGAGGCCGATGGCCTTGTGCGGGACCGGGAAGGGACACCACGCGCGGAACGGGTGGCACTCGACCTTCTCCATGTCCAGCATCACGCGCTTGGAGTGGATCACCTTGACGGTGACGCGGGTGTCAACCTCGGGGTCGTAGATGCGGAGGTAGCTCTCGTAGACCGTCACGAACGAGCGGTTCGGGTGGTCGTCGCTCATCCGGCTGTTCTCGGAGAACTCGTCGTAGCTGTCGCGGCCAGTGGTCGAGTCGCGGTATGAATCCAACTCCTCGTCCAGCTTCTCGACCTTGTCCGGGTCGTAGCCGTCCTCGAGCAGCTCGCCAATCTCCTTCTCCATGCGATAGGAGACGAAGTCGGCGCTCTCGAGGGTCTTGGCGCGCGGGCTGATGTAGAACCGCTCAGGCTCGACGTTCTCTACGCGCACCTGGCTCTTGTCGATGCGGCGCTTGAGCCTACCACCAAAGATTGTAACGGCGGGCGCAACAAGCATCCCGTTGATCGGATCGACCACCGCCTCTTGCAGCGTCTCCTGCTCGATCCCGGTGATCTCGACATCCGGCTGGGACGCCAAGCCGAAGAACTCAGGCTCGGACAGGCCGGCGAACTTCTCTTCGACGTAGGTGATGCGGCTGTCCCACCACCGCTTCACGATCCCCATCTTGGTCACCAAACCGTCGTGGACCGTGTCGTGCAGGATCTGGTAGCCGTTGTTCTGGCGGTAGAACAGGTAGTTCACCCAGGCGGTCGCCTGCCGCGCCTTCTCCACGTCCTCGTTGGTCTGCGGCATGAACTCGACCACGCGCCGGTCGGCGGTGAAGGTGTCGAGCATCAGCGCCTTGGTCGACTCGACCGCGTCGAACACGTCACGGCTGACGTGCTGGCTGCGGCCTTTGATTTCATTCCCAATCGGCTCGCCGTAATAGAACCGATGCGCGCGGTCGCGCTGCTCGCCGATCAGAGACTCCTGATAGGTGTCGGCCGCGTCGAGGTTCCGCTCCAGCAGAGCCAGCAGTTCTTCCTCGGTAAGCTCTTCGTTCTTGATCTCGGGCATCAGATGTCGTCCGGCTTGAAGGCGTGTGGCGTCAACTCATAGTCGATCTTAGCGCCCTTGGAAAGGTTCAGTTGAGCGGGAACCACCCGTAGGTTGCTTGGTACGTGCAGTCCGCTACACGTTTTGCCACGTAGTGGCACGATGTGGTCGACGTGGTACGGCTGGCCAAAGCGTTCGGTCATCCACTTCGCGAAGCCGTAGAGGGCTTTTATCTTTTCAAGGTCGTCAGGGCGAAGAAGACTTGTGCGGTTCAGGAGATCGGCGCGGCGCTTGGCGGTTCTGGCATTCACCTTCCCGGCGTTGTCCATCCTATATTTGCGTTTTATCTCAGCGGATCTTTCAGGATTGTCTTTGCGCCACTGTAGCTGCTGCTGCCGAAGACGTTCGGCATGGACCTCGCGGGTTCTTGCGCGCGAAGCGTTTACTTTGTCTGGGTTTCGCTTTTCCCAGTCTGCTTGCAGAGCCTGTATGCGCGAGCGGTTCTTTTCTCGATACTCGGCCATGTAGGCTTGATTGCAGTCGCGGCACTTGTAATCGTGTCCGTCTGGATAGCGTTTCCTCTTGTTGAAGTCCGAAAGTGGCTTCACGTCCTCGCAGGCAGAACAACGCTTCATCGTCAAATATCCCAGTCCGGTGTGAGCGAGATGACGTGCTTGCCGTAAACCTCTGGGAGGCGCAACTCACCTTTCGATACCCCAAACCGCTGCACCGACAGTGCCGCGTACCGCACAGCGTCCAGAAGGTCATCGAATTCCTTGACGACCTTACCCTGCTTGCGATGGTAGCGACGAAATTCGTCAAAGAAATCTTTGATGTCTGCAAAGACTTTGAAGCGCCCGGTCCTCATGCGTTCGAGTATTTCCATAAGTCCCGGCTCGACAAATATGCTTCCATCGGGGTTAGAAAACTTGCCGACTACATTAAGACCGGCTTCGCGATACAGTCCGGCCATAGTATTGCCAGACCCTTTGTCCCGATTGTCGCCATCGTGAGGATACAATAGTGGTATCGCCGCGCCTTTGGCCCTGATTACTGCGCTGTGTACTGCTGGGATTTCGCCAGCGCGTTTGTACGCATCGTATAGGTATACGATGTCCCGGTCGGCGTCGTAGGCTACCCACGCGACTGCTGTCGGGTGCGCGATCCCGAAGTCGATAGCCGCGCACACGCGGAAGTGGTTCGGGATCTCAAACGGGTCGCACTTGATCGCTTCCTCGGCCACGGGGTAGACCATGCCCTCGCCGAGGATCGGGATGCCCTTCGAACGCATCTCGCGCTGGTACTCGGGGATCGCGGCCAGCAGCTGGCTCTTCGTGTCCTCGTCGAGGTGTGGCGCGTCGTCCCACGTCACATTCTGGAGATACTGCCCCGGCTTGAGGCTCTCCATGAACTGGCTGACCAGCTCGGTCATCCCGTTTTCAGGCGTCGCCGTCAGGACGACGTAGCCGCCCCGGCCATCGTTGCCAGTGGCGGTACGGGTCAGCACCTGTGGATAAATTTCCGGGTCGGTCGGCTCTTCGTCGATCAGCGCGAAGTCGATGGACGACCCCATCAGCGGCGCCTGGCCCTGCGAGTACGACTTGAACGACAGGCAGGAGTAGCCGCCCGACTGGTGGTAGACGTACACGTCCTTCGCCAGGCGTGGGGTGCCGGCGGCTGGGACGATGGAGCGGATCTCCTCGGGCGTGATGTACGCGCCGTCGAAAATGCGGCCGGTGAGGACGCCGAACAGCTCCTTTTGCAACACGTCGCGCATTTGCTCGCCGGTCACGCCCAGCGCCCAGGCGCTGATCGGCCGGTGGAACTTGATGCCGTTCCACCAGTCCGGGTATTTGCCAGTGAGGTGGCAGGCCAATTCGTAGCAGGCGCTGTACGACTTGCCGACGCGGTTGGCGGCCATCAGGAACCGCTGCTTGGCGGTGTGGCCAGCGCCGTAGAACTGGAGCTGCCACGGGTAGGGCGTGAAGTAGTAGAACTTGTGCTTGCGCTTATGCTCGCGGACGACCTTCAGCGCCTCGGCGAGGGCTACAGCCTTCTCCTCCTCAGCGGCGGCCAGGCGCTCGGCTTCCTCGAGCTTCGCGTCCTTGAGAACTTTGCCGAGATCCGGCTTGAAGTTCTCGTCGTGTGTCTCTGGCATCCGATGCCTTTCAGCTTATGCCCACACCCGGTAAGGCGCTTCAGGCGGCACGATCTTGATGGCGTCGATCTCGGCTTCCTGCTCCTCGCTTAGACCAGCGCAGCGCACGTTGACATGCCATTCGGGATAGGTCTGCACGATAGGCTCGCCCTCCTCGTCGTAGCCGGTCACACGGCTGATCGGGCCAATAACGTCGAGGCTGACACCGGACGCAGGCACCAGGGCAGTCCGCTCCTCGGTGATCGGCTCACCTTCTTCGTCCTCGCCGGTCTGCACCGTGAAGGTCTGCTCGTAAGCCAGCCCTGCCGCGATCAGCGCCGCGTTCATGTCGGCTTCAGTCGGTGCCTTGAGATATAGGTCCACGGGTTATCTCCTTAGGCCGTCAGGGCTTGAAGCTGGGCGTCGGTCAAGCGCGATGGGTAATAGCGGATTGAGCGGATGTGGCCGTTGAGGTAACTGCCAACACCGTTGTTCGCGCCCAGCGCAAGCTGATTTGCAGTGGGGACCGCGCCAGAAGTATCAGCCGACGAAA